CAGCCGAAGCCCTGAGCAGCCGTCTCCTGTAACTATCAGGCCGTCATGCCCGTCCCCTCCAGTGAAGTCCACAGGACCTGCAGATATAATCTCCGTCACCGATGGCATTGGGGGAGTACGCATATGAAAAGAAAAGAGAATCAACCTCTGGGCCGCCGTGATGGTAAAGGTCTGCTGTACCAGGATGGTATCATTTACCGTCATCCGGTACGGCTGAAAGGTGGTCCTGTCCTCCCCAAGGCAGAAGACAGACTCCCCTGTTGCGTTGTACCCATACCCATAGGCATAGGCGTAGTAGTAGCCTTCGGAGCCCTGAGCCACAGAGTTGACAGGGGAGATCCTCCCCTCCCAGACTCCAGGATATTTCCACACAGGTGGAGCCATCAGCCCTTCTCAGCCTCCAGCTGTTCAGGGGTCTTGTTCAGGTTCACCTTTCCTACTCCGTCACAGGCGACACAGCGCATGTCAGGGAATCCATCCCACCCAGTTCCTAGTGGCTGCTTACCTGTCCCCTTACATTCAGGGCAGGGTCGCTTCTGGCCCTCCGGCGTGGGCTCTCCACATCGGCGGATGCCATAGGTCATGTGCTCTCCCCACCAGCCGTCGTCGCATAGCAAGCAGAAATCTGGGTCATCTGCCGCCCCACAGAAAGGGCAGACTACAATGCCCGACGTAACGTCATCACAATTAGCACAGGGCTGAGAGCCCATCAGCTTTATTTCTTTTTTGCTCGGTGAATCCATGCACTTACAGGCTAAGGGCTCGTTTGACGCTCAACAACAGCATGGTCTATCAGGCTGGTAGTCCCAGCTGCTGCTGTGTAGTGGCAGATCACGGGATAGAACCCCTCAAGGTGGGGCACAGTCCCTGTCAGGACCCCCAGGCTGTCGTCGGTGTAGGCAGCCATGCCGGCAACCGCGGTCCAGCTTGGGTTGGTCACGTCGTTGGCTATTGTCAGAGGACTGCTGTAAACATTGACTACTACCTCCCCGTGGGGATTCACCAGCACGTCCATCCGGATATGGTGCCAGTAGCTGATGTCATCTCCGACGTCTGTCCAGGCCGCCGTGGATAGCCGCAGGATGTCGCTCCCTGTCGGGTCCAGCCCAGAGGAGGGTGTCCCCTTCTTCAAGGCTATCTGGGCCGACGTGGCCCCTGACATTCCTACCAGGTACCCCTCTGCTGTGGGATCGGTCCCCTTGATGAATCCAATCATGGGACTGTAACTGGCCCCTGAGCTGTACCGCTTGATGGCAGCAGAGATGCTACCACCCTTGCGGGTACCCGTGATCGGGTTGAAGTCAGCCAAGTCCAGGTACTTCCCGGCGACCCCTGTGCCTCCCCCAAGGGCATTGAACCCGTAGACGAATGCGGTTCCTCCCCGGGGGGGAGTAAAGGCAGCGGACACCCCTCTGGCTACAGCGCCGGAGTCCAGTGCGGTTCCTGTTAGATCACTCCAATCAGCCTGAGCCACTTTTCTTCAATCCTTCTGCCTACTTACGGCAATACTTCTGTCCAGATACCCTCGAAGTTCTCGAATCCGTTTGCCCCTGCATCGAACAGGGCTGTTGTTGAGGCTCCTCCCAGCGGGTCAAGAGGCTGGAACTCTTCCTCTGCCGTTTCGTTATCCTGCCACTCTTCCTCGAAATCTTCAAACCCCTGGGGGATACCCACGTCGAAGGAGGCAGCAACCGTCGTCCCCGCTGTCAGGTCAGCTACGGCATCCTCGTTGTCTGTCCATTCCTCCTCGTAGTCCTCAAAGCCCTCTGGGGTACCTGCGTCGAAGGATGCCACGGTGAAGTTGCCCGTATCCCGTGTCCACTGGGAGTGGTGGTTCCAGCGGGGGAGGGTATATGGGGCATACGGCAACGCTGGCTCCATCCAGGAGTAGTCAAAGGCCTCTTGCGCCAGGGTTCCTCCCTCGAACAAGGCGGGGAGGAGGTCTCCTGTACTAAAGGAGGTCTGCCAGAGCTGGTTGCTATCCCAGAGTTCCTCGTATCCCTCCCAAGGATAATCCCGGTCTACCCCTGTAAAGGATGCAAAGTCCTCAGCGCCTGCCAGGTAACTCTCAATCCAGGACAGGGCCTGCCCTACTGCAGCCCCGGCGTCCTCAAAGGATGGGTTGAGGATATCAGCCATGAAAGGCCTCTCGCAGGAACACGACTACCAGCGCTATCAGGATGATGGTCCCGAACAGGAGAAGGGGGTCAGTGAATAAGGTTTTCCACCAGCGGGGAGGTTCTCCCTCCTGCCGCAGTTTCTTCTGCGGCCCTGTACCTGTCATATCTGGACCCCACTCTGGTCCATGTCATACACCGAGATGGTGGACAGGCGCGGGAACTCGTGAGGGTCAAGGATCACGGACTGGTGAGCCGCATTCAGCAGGAGGTTGTTGCTTGAAAAGGAGATCTCGCGGACCCCTGTGGCATCGTTGATGGCGTTGAACACGTTGGACCAGGCTACCTTGTAATTGGGGTCACCATCTGCATCCAGCAGCTTGTAGCCAAAGTCGATAGCCGTGTTGGTCTCCTTCAGGTCTGTGGCTACTGCGAAGAACACCTGCAGGGCTGAGGTGATGCTGGCCTTGACCTGAGCTGCTGTGTAGTTGGCCGCCTTGTAGATTCTTACGTCCACTGTGATGTCCCGAAAGATCGCTGCTCGAGCAGAGACGCTGAGAGTGATCATGGCCGGGTAGGTCCCTGTCTCCACGTACAGGGCAGCAACCTCTGCGATCTGCGCTGTCGTCGGTGCCGCTGGAGGGTAATACCCGCTGGCCGCATAGGGTGTCCCGTAGGCTACAAGGTGGACCTCAACCTCATCCTCCCCAATCAGGCTACTGTCGTTGGAGCTGATTGCGGCAGCCCTGGCAATGGCTCCTACAGTCCCTGCGACGTACTCAAACTGCGGTCCTGTGCTGCAACTCTCGATGACGTAGTGAGACAGCGGAGCCCGTACCCTGGCCTCCTCCACTGAGGTCATGTCGAACCCCCCCGTGGAGTCAGCTGTATTGGTGAATAGCACTGTGGTAGGATTCCCATTGACATCCAGGAGGCTGTCCAAGATCTCCCAAGAGGAACTCCCTGAAGAGACTCTCCCGGCATCCCCATCCGTTGTCTTGTAGGACATGGAGATGGCACCCTGGGGAATCGCCCCATTGATGGAGTTGCCAAATAGGACCAAGACCCGTCCGTTGTCATCTACCAGGGCCAGGTATCCCTGGGTGCTTGGCCCCATCTCAGTAAAACTGCGGTAAGCTCGGCTACTGCCGTCAACTGAAAGGTAGGTCCCGTCTGCACAGACTACAGCCAAGCTCCCATCCATGTAGGGGGAGGAGTCCAGCTGCATGACCTGATTCACGGAGTCATCTGAGACAAACGTCTCCTCTTCAGTTACCGAGTTCTCGACTGCCAGGCTGGCTGAGGTGTTGCTTCCTACCAGGATATCTACCTCTGTCAGGGTCTGGTGCTCATAGTCCCCGTTCTGGAGGCGGGTGCCGGCAGGGATAGTGATCTGTACCGTGGCTAGGCCAGAGGAGGGCAGGTAGAAGTATCCGGCTGTCTGTGCCGCTGAGGCTGGTGACATCGTGTACCCTGTCAGCTTCCCGTTGCGGATGGCTGCCAGGCGACTGGTCACCGTAGCCCAAGAGAGCTGCCGGACCCTCTCGTTCTGCGTGTCCCCTACCATGGAGGCCATCATGGCTAGAGCTTCCAGGAGGATGTTCTCGGCGTGACTCACAGAGAAGTCCTGCCACTCAGGGTTCACCTGGGTAGCCAGGGTCTGAGCCCTGACCAGCAGTCCCTGCCGGGACAGGTCGGTGAGGTTCAGCTCATCCGTCGGGAGTAGGGGGAGGGCCATCTTCCTTACCTCACAGGTTCACGTATGACTTCTGGGGGTTCTGCATGCCAGGGTACATGGAGGAGTCAGCTCCAGGCAATGCCCAGCTGATCCATACCCCCAAGTATTGCTGCTCCCGGTCGAAGTCGATCTCCGTATCCACGAGCATCGCCTGAGGGATGTACTTGCCCATCTGCTGTCGAAGGTCCTCTACCTCGATGATGGTATCCTCGTCAGTGATTCCCTGCGTCCGTAGCCTGTACCACAGGGTACCGTAATCGGGGTCTACCAGGAGACTCCCCTTCGGGGTTCGGACTAGATGCCTGATGGCATGCTCCACCTTCGTCCACAGCCGGACCACCCTGTGCCGGCTGGCGGTCCAGGCTACCGGCCAGGCCAGGTTGCTCTGGAGCAGGAGAGATCCCTGTGGATGAAGCTGCATGAAAAGATTCTAACCGGCCTGGCCGGCACCTCCTAAAAGTTTCGGTAAACCGGGTCCCCTACGACAGTCTTGTCCGGGGTTACCCCTACCATGGGGGCCAGCCCGTTGTGGATTACCACGCAGGCTGTACGGATGGTGTTGATGGCCGCCATGACCGGCTCCAGCTGAGGGACGGGTACGATGTCATGGATCTCCTTGACAGAGAATTCCAAGTTCTTGAAGTCAGGGATCTCGATACCTACCCAGCCTCCTGCCGTCGAAACCGCGGACTCCAGGTCCTCCAGGTACTTGGTCGCCTCGTCGTAGTCGTTCTGCGCTCTCCCCAGCTGGATCTTCATGTTTCCCCCGGGGGGCGTCCGCTTGAAGACTCCCATGAGGGGATCGTTTATCTGCTTGACGAACTGGACTAGCTGCATGAT